GCCACCGGGTGTATGGTCACGAGAACAAATGTGCCAACCCTCACGGGCACAATTACGCGGCGTTCATCACGGCGGCGGCGGAAGAACTCGACACCATTGGGCGGGTGATCGACTTCGGGGTTATCAAGGAAAAAGTCGGCGGGTGGATTGATGCCAATTGGGATCACGCGTTTCTGTATTACGCCGGGGACCCCGACATGCGGGCGTGGTTCGAGGGGTCGGTGTCGTGCCGGTCGTACAGTTGCCCGTTCAACCCGACCGCCGAGAACATGGCGCAGTTCCTGTTGCACGTGGTGTTGCCTCACGTGTTCCAGGGGACTGGCGTCGTGGGGTTAGAAGTGATTATCGAGGAGACCGAAAATTGCCGGGCGACTGCGCGACTCTGACATTCCCCGCGATCCGCATGGCGGCGGTCTCGACCGGGACGGCGGCTAACAGCCTGTTCGATCCGGCGCGGACCCGGCCCTCGCTCCTGGTTTCGTACGTGTACTTCGCCAATTTCAACGAGGGGCGGCGGTCCCGCCCGCTGTACTACCGGGACTGGGTCCTCGACTCGGGAGCGTTCAGCGCCCATAACTCGGGGCACAAGATCGAACTTGCCGCGTACATCATGTTCTGCCGGGAGTGGTTGAAGCGGGACCCGCGCCTCACCGAGGTATTTTCCCTGGACGTGATCGGGGATTGGCGGGCGTCCGAGGTCAACACGCGGAAGATGTGGGCGGCGGGGGTTCCGGCGATTCCGACGTTCCATTACGGGGAGCCGTTCGACGTACTCCGCGGTTTGGCGCGGGATTATCCGAAGATCGGAATCGGCGGGGCCGTCCGCGTCCCGATGGACGCCAAAGCCGCCTGGGTCAACGATGTGTTCGCGGCGGTGTGGCCGAAAAAGATCCACGGTCTCGCGATGGTCGCCGGTCGGCTTCTCCGCGCGGTTCCGTTCCATTCGGTCGATGCGTCCTCGTGGGAACTGACGACCCGTTCGTTCGCCGTCTATACCGCGTTCGACGGGGCGGTTCTGTACGGGACCGGCGGGGACCGGGTGAAGGATCGTTACGGCGAGATCGCTCATTATCTGCGGCTGGAAAAGGAAATTCAATTCCAGTGGCGGCGGGAAATGGAGGAACTCGAAAATGCGGCGTGAAGATTGGAAAACCGCATTGGTCCTGTTGAGCGGCGGGGTGGACTCGACCACGGTTCTGCGGAAGGTGCGGGCCGAGGGGTTCGACGTGGTCACCGTGACGTTCGATTACGGCCAGACCTTGAGCAAGGAACTCAGTGTCGCCGCGTCCAACAGCGACCGATATGGGGCGGTGATCCACCACGAAATCGTGATCGACCTGGGACCGGCGGCGGGCCGGTGCGCGTTGTTCAAGAACGCCAAGTGGCCGCTTCCCGTGGACCGGACCCCCGAGGAGATCCGCGCGGGCGGGACCCCGGCATCGTATGTCTCGTTTCGGAACGGGATCTTTTTCGCGTACCTGATCGCGATGGGCGAGTCCCTCGGGATCGCGGACATTTACGCGGGCTGTAACGGGTTGTTGAGCGGGAACTATTACGACGACACCGAGGAGTTCGCGGCGGCATTCTCGCGGGCCGCGCGTGTGGGGACGACGCCGGATTATTCCCCGACGATTCACGTTCCCTTCGCGGCGACCGACAAATCGTGGATCGTTGCCGAGGGGTTGCGGTTGGGGGTCGATTACGCCAAGACCTACTCGTGCTATCGGAACCAGACCCCGCACTGTGGCCGGTGCGACTCGTGTAAGGAACGGGCGGCGGCATTCGCGGCGAACGGGTTGAACCTGGAAGGGGAACCAGTTGGAACAGCGGCGGTACAAGGTCAACGAAATTTATAGGACGATCCACGGCGAAGGGGTTCGCTATGGAATCCCGCACGTGTTCGTTCGGTTCAGTCTGTGCAACCTGACCTGTAATTTCTGCGACACCGAGTACGAATCGGGAACCGACCTGACGGCGGGGGAAATCATCGAACAGTGCGAGATGCTGGCGGCGGTCCCGGCGCACGGAAACGGGGTCGAGGTCCCCGAGGCCCGACGAACCCCCGACAATGGACCGACCAGGGGACCTATCCGCGATGTCCTGCTTTGTGGAGGCGAACCCCTGCTCCAGGTCGATGTCGGGTTGGTGGACGACTTCCACCAAAGGGGCTGGTTCGTCGCTTGTGAAACGAACGGGACCGTGGACCCCGTCGCCAGTATCGACTGGATTACGTGTTCCCCGAAGGTGGCCGAACACGCCATCAAATTATCGCGGGTTGACGAACTGAAGTACGTTCGCGGCGTGGGGCAGGCGATTCCCCGCCCGAAGTTGGCGGCGAAACACTACCTGATATCGCCGCTGTTTTCTGCAAGCCACACGAACGAGGAAACGATTCAATGGTGTATCCGGCTAGTAATGGAGAATCCGCAGTGGCGGTTGACAGTGCAACATCACAAGATCGCGTTTGCGAACCTCCGGTAGACGAGGAGCGGGCGACCGTCGAAAACAACGCGTTCAAGGCGCTGGAAGTCGGACTGCGGCGGGTCCTGGAATTATATCCCGACCAGTCCGAGGAAGTTCTGCGGATGACGCCGTTACGGATGATATCGGCCCTGGTCGAAATGGTCGGGGGTTACAACGAAGACCCCTCCGCAATTCTGGCGGCGAAGTTTCCCGCGCCGGGGGACGACCTCGTGATCTTGAAGGACATCGAATTCGTGTCCATCTGCGAACATCACTTGATGCCGTTCGGGGGTCAAGCCCACGTCGCCTACATACCAGATGGAAACGTGGTCGGGTTGTCCAAACTGGCGCGGCTGGTCGATTGTTATTCCCGGCGGTTCCAGATGCAGGAGCGGCTGTGTCACGAAGTCGCGACCGCGATCATGACCAACGTATCGGCCAAGGGTGCCGCGTGCGTGATCGAGGCGACACATGGTTGTCTATCTTGCCGGGGGGCGCGGAAATCGCGGGCGACCTTCATTACCTCGGCCATCTTCGGCCTGTTCCGCGAAAACGGGGAACTGCGGCGGGAGTTCTTCGCCGCGATTCAGTTGACCCACACAAGGATCTAATATGCCGGTCGGTCGTCCGCCCATGCCGTCCCATTTGAAAATCATCCGCAACACGCGGAGTAAAAAGAAACCGAGTCCCCTCGAACCTCAACCAGTCGGGGACCTGCGGGAACCGCCGCCGCACTTTGACGGGGAACTCCGCGATGTGTGGGAATACGCGATCGAGAACGCCCCTCGTGGGCTGTTGAAGCGGATCGACTCGTCGGTTCTGGAGACATGGTGTTCGGCCCATGTCCTCCATCGTCAGGCCCTCGGGGAAGTGCGGAAGGTGGGGCTGCTCGTCAAAGCGCCGAACACGGGTCTGCCGATTCAATCCCCGTACCTTCCTATCGTGAACAAACAGGCGTTGATTATGATGCGGGCGATTGATCACCTCGGGTTCTCACCGGCCAGCCGCACCCGAATCATGATGGGGGACAAGCCGCTCGGGGCAACCGGCGGATGGGACGACATCGAGGGGGCGGGATAAACCATGTTGGACTCGTTCCCCTGCTTCCGGCCCGTGACGATCACGATGGAGACCGACGAGGTCACCTCGGTCTGCCCGAAGACCGGCCAGCCGGACTGGTACACGGTGCGGATTCAGTATCGGCCCCTGGATGCCGCCATCGAATCGAAGTCCCTGAAGCTGTACCTTCAGGAGTTCCGCAATCGCGGGGTTTTCTGCGAAGCCCTCGCGGCGGAAATCTTAGACGAAGTCGTGAACTCCATCTCGCCGGAATTCTGCACGGTCACCGTAACGCAGAAGCCGCGCGGCGGGGTCACGATTGTTTCCGAAATTCACTACGATTCGGCGGACGCCGTCGGAGTGGACGAGGACACCGAGGCGGCGGCGGCGGGGGCTACTCCTCCTCACAACCAGCAGCACACCGAGGACGCGTAGATGATCAGCTTGAAATTGATTCTCCTGGTTCTGGCGTTGGTCTGTTTCCTCCTGGCGGCTATCGGGGTCGCCTGGACGCGGGGGAACTTGATCGGCGCGGGCCTGTTCTTCCTTACCTTCGCGATGACCGTGACCGTCTAGCCTTCCATGCCAGCAGTGTTAGCGAAAACGTGTCCCAACGTGACGCGAGGGGACGAGTACGTTCAAGGGGTCCTCGCCGGAAAAGTTCCCGCGTGCGCCTGGGTGAAGCTCGCGGCCAAGCGCCATCTGGACGACCTCGACCGCTGGAACGGGAAGGACCAGCCGTTCCATTTCGACCCGAAGGCGGCGGAACGGGTTATCGACGTGATCCAACATTTCCCCCACATCCACGGGCACTGGGCGAAACAGCAAATGCGGCTGGTCCTCGAACCCTGGCAGTGTTTCATCGTCATGGCGGTATTCGGCTGGAAGGCG